ATTATTTGCAATGAAATATTATGATAATTCACAATGTTTGAGTGAAGTTGAATTTCATAATGATTTGAAGATTATAAAATATATCAAAAGATTATTGAATAGATATTCAAAGACAGGTGAGATAAAAGAACGATTGATGCTCAATCATTTAATTATGTTATCGAATGTTTTTCCTGTACCAGTATTGGTGAGAATATTGTTTTTGAAGATACCAGAAGAGTATTGGAAAGAATTAAAGACATTTTTGATTTTTTTGAAATATATGCCAGAAATGGTTCCAAGTATTAATCAAAGAACTATTGTTAGTTCAGATGTAGGTGTTGATTTGTACATAGCAGAGAAACTAAGGAAAATTTAATGTCACTTTTAAAGTCAGCAGGGAACATATATTTTGCTTATCAATTTTTAACAAAATTGACAACACCATTTGATAAGACAGATGCTTTTAGATTAGGCATAATAGACGAAAAAGGTAAAGTTTTAAAGAAACGAAGCAAACTCAAAAGTCAAGAAGAGAAAGATGCATATACGATAACTGATACGATGATCTTTAATCTTAAAAAACTATTGGGTAAAGTGCCTGGTGGTAGAACAAGATTTGCAACTTTTGCCGCCGCATTATTTTTATTAAAAGAGGATTTGTCTTACAGACATTATCAAGATCAGAGTTTTTTACAAGAAGAGTTTTTCAAGTTTATGAAAACAGATGAAAAAGATGTACAACTGGTGAGAGAACAGATTACATTAAGAGAAAAATATCTTGATGAATTAGATGCAGGTGGTGGTAATATAGCAAGTATTGGTGTAGGACCAGACGGTGAACCTCCAGGTATTACGGCGGCACAGAAAAAGAAAAAACGAGAAAAATTTGCTGGAGCAGAAGTCTTCACCGTTGATCCAAATGTTTTTATGAAAGCAAGATTCGGCAAGAAAAAATATGCGAAATATGAAAATTATGTAGGTACCGATGAGGTAGGTGAAGAAATAAGACAATACGGTAGAGCAAATCCAAGCAAACCTATCATAATTAAAGATAGTTTAACAGGAGCCATGCTTTATCTTAAATACGGAAAAGATAATGCAAGGATTCAAAACTTTTATTAAAAACAGTAAGAAAAGATCTGATGGCACATCAACTTTGGAATATTCGACTGGTGCATTACCACCAACTGATGGAAAATGTCCAGAAGGATTCACTATGCATGATGAATTAGGTGGATGTGTACCAGCAGGACCAGATTTACATGATATGAGTATGCCTGAGGTAGGTGTTTCATATCCTGATGGAACCCCAAAAAATGTTTAGGAGTTAAATGGCAGTAATAAGACAAAATTTAGAACTTTTATCTCCAGAAGAAGGTGATGGCGAAGGTGCTAGACAAAATAAAATCACGTTCTACGGTTTTAAAAATGGAGAGGCTGATTTCAACGATGTCACAAGCGGTATTGGACCTACAAGTCAACAAACAGGAACAGGATTAAATGATGCAACATTTGGAGGTGTTTATACAGGTGGTTCGACAAAGACTTATCAAGTAAAAATTACAGCCACTGGAACACCAGATTCTTTTCAATATAGTGCAGACGGAGGGTCTTCTTTTAATGGTGTAAATACACAGATAAGAAGTGATGGTGTTCAAGCGTTAGCAGAGGGTGTTACAATTATTTTTGGAGCAACAACAGGACATACGTTAAATGACGTATGGCAATCAACAGTTATTGTTCCCCTTACAACTCTAACTGCTCCACACAAAATGGCTGAAATTGAGGTCAATCATCCAGGAACAAGTGCCGATATAAAAGGCAGATTGATTTTGCGATCAAATGATGGTGGTACAGTAGGAGGTGTTTCTATTCATGCCGCCGTCGGATCTCCAGCCACAGGCGATTTTGCAACAAGTGGCACATACACTGGCGGTCCATCACCAGTTACTTACTACATCAAAACAACAAATGTTACAACAAATCCTCACAAATGGGCATGGAGTACGAATAATTCTAATTATAGTGCAGATATTGCTATGTCTGCCTCTGCATTAGATGTAGAAAAAGGTATTCAGATTACGTGGACAGGTGTGCAGGCTGGTGATACAGTAAATGACATTTATAAGTTTACTGTCGGACAAGATAATGTTCAATTACATGCTAATGGAGACATGGTCGTTTCTGATAAAGTAGTTTCTGAAGGTAGTCATTATGTGCCTAAAATTTTCGATGTGAGTGGAACATTATTAAATACATATTCTTAATGGAGAAATAAATGTCTGAGAGAGGTGTTAAAGAAACAAAAGAAGTATTAGCGTTTGTATTCAGTATGGCTAATGCAATTAAAATTAGTTTAGCAGATGGAGATTTTGATTGGTATGATGCAAAAAACTTTGTTGATCCGCTCAAAAAAATTGCTCCTGCAGTTGAAAATATTGATGAAGTAATTCCAGAATTGGAAGATTTGTCTGTAGATGAAATTATAGAACTCGCTAAATATTCTATGACTGAGTTGGGGTTAGGTGGTGATATTAATGTCGATGAAGAAGTCGATGCCGCCGTAGAAAAGGTAAACGATGCTATTGCTATGGGTAAAAGCCTACTAAAAATGGTAAATAGTATTGGATAATAAATGGAACATGAACAGTTGGTAAAATATATTTTAGCACCTATGACCGCCGCTATCGTTGCAATGATAGGATGGAGTCTTGTTAATGTAATAGAGTTAAAAGAAGAAATTGCCACTGTCAAGACCGATGTTAAATACATTTCAAAGCAAGTTGATCTCATGCAAGAAAAACTTGCTTTACGGTATGAGGTAGAAGTATATGCAAAACAATGATCTTGTGAAATTAGCATACTCGCTCAAAAAAAAGACAAAGACGAGAGATTTAGTACCTTTATATAAATACGCAGAAGAAAATAACATCAGTGAAGAAGAACTGACTAAAGTAGTGAAACAGGTTGGCCTATAACTTGACTTTTAACATTTTTAGTATATAATGTTCCTGTGGAATATATTAAACCTATATGGGATATTGAAGAGATTCGATCTTTAGATTACGAGTTTGTAGAAACTTATCAAAAGAATCCTTCTTACGACCATTATCATCATAGCAGATATAAAGATATCATTGGTAATGAGGCATATTATCTTCCAAAACCTATGCCATCTTTCATCGATAAAATTATAAAGTATCCAATATTCGATGAATTTGATATAGTATTACCAGGTATACATCGAATGCAACCTGGGATGGTTTTGCCATTACATGCAGATCCATTTGGTAATGTGAAGAGGTTGTATAATATCGAAGATATGAAAGAGATATATCGATACATATTCTTTTTAGAAGATTCTAAACCAGGACATATGACACAAATTGAAGATACAATGATAATGAATGCCGAAGCAGGTAATTATATAAAGTGGAAAGGTTCTGCTCTACATGCCGCCTTCAACATGGGCACAGAAGACAGATATACAATGCAAATAACATGTTTCAATAATTCGATATGAGCATATACGTTGATCAAAAATATGTTAATCTACTTTCAGGACAATTAGAACGATTCACACGTAAGAGAGATGATCTGTATAATTTCAGATGTCCTATCTGCGGTGACTCACAAAAGAAAAAACATAAAGCGAGAGGCTACGTCTATCGCAAAGAAAATCTTTTGTTTTATCGTTGTCACAATTGTTCTGCAAGTATGAGTCTAGCAAATCTTATTAAAGAAATAAATCCTGCGTTGCATAAACAATATGTGATGGAGAGTTTTACAAATAATGCTTCTACATTTTCACCAGTAGAAAAACCTGAATTTAAGTTTAAGCCACCTAAATTTTCTGATAGTCTTTCGCCTCTGCAAAAATTAAATTCAGTCAATTCACTAGACGATGAGCATTACTGTAAAGAGTATGTTATCACAAGAGGCATACCAAAAGAGCATCATAGAAATTTATTCTATGCAGAAAATTTTAAGTCGTTTGTTCATGAACTTGAAATCTCCGATGATGATATATATAAGCATCTTTATGAGGAGCCGAGGTTAGTAATTCCTTTCTTTGATAAATCACGAAAGATGTTTGCCGTTCAGGGACGGGCCCTTGGTCAATCGGATCTGAGATATATTACTGTAAGAATTGATGAACAACACCCCAAAATTTATGGTCTTGATAGAGTTGATATAAGTAAGCCAATTTATGTAGTCGAAGGTCCGATTGACTCCTTGTTCATAGACAATTGTATTGCCGTTGCAGGTGGTGATTTATCATCAGCAATAAATTATTTCGTCAATCAAGAATTGATATTCGTGTACGATAATGAAAGACGAAATCGTGAGACAATCAAAAAGATGGAATCGACTATCGAAAGACAACATAAGATTGTCATATGGCCTAAGTACATAGAGCATAAAGATATTAATGACATGATCTTGAGTGGTATAGATGTTATAAGTGAGTTGAAAAATAATGTTTATTCTGGTCTAGTTGCGAAAACAAAAATGTTGGAATTTAAAATATGAAAATACATAAGCATGGTTTTGTGAAGTTATTAGAAGTGATGGGTAATGATGAGGAAGTCGAAAATGCCGCCCGAATTAGTTACGGTGAGGGTACACGGAAGGTAAGTCAGACAAGAAATCTAATTCGTTATTTGATGAGACATAAACATACATCACCATTTGAGATGTGTGAAGTGAAGTTTCATATCAAACTACCAATATTCATAATGAGACAACTTGTTAGACATAGGACTGCTAACATAAACGAATACTCTGGTCGTTACTCTTTGATGAGTGACGAATTTTATTTGCCTGCTGAAGCCGATGTACAAGAACAATCATCATCAAATAATCAAGGTCGTGGTAAAGACTTAGACGAAGAAAATAAAATATTCGTGCTTAGCCGTATGGTTAATGTTACGGATCAGGCTAAAGAGTGTTATAGACAAATTGCCACCCCAAGCCCATTAGATGGATTTCACGAAGGGTTTAAGGGTATTGCGAGAGAACTTGCAAGAACAGTTTTACCAGTTTCCAATTACACAGAATGTATTTGGAAAATAGATCTGAACAACTTTTTTCATTTTGCTAAATTACGTATGGATGCACACGCACAAAAAGAGATACAAGACTATGCCAGTGCTATGTACGAATTGGTAAAACCAAAGTTTCCTATATGTTGTGAAGCCTTTGAAGACTATATTCTTAACTCAAAAACATTTTCCGCTAAAGAAATGAGAATTATAAAAGAGAATCTTAACGGAAGTTGGGTTATGGCTAAATATGGTCTATCAGAACGAGAATCAAAAGAATTTTTAGAGAAGTTAAAATAAGGAGTAAAAAATGCCTCTACCTACCGAGTACCAATCTTTTATACACTTATCACGCTACGCCAGATGGAATTATGCATTAAAACGTAGAGAATCTTGGGAAGAAACAGTCGATAGATTTATCAATTTTTTCAAAGAACAATTAGATACTAAACATAGTTTTAAATTAGAAAATGGGTTAGAGGCAGATATGAGAGAGGCTATCACTAATCTAGATGTCATGCCTAGCATGAGATGCTTGATGACCGCAGGTGAAGCACTCAAAAAAGAAAACGTTGCAGGATATAATTGTTCATATGTTAAGGTAGATGCCCCAAGATCTTTTGATGAAATACTTTATATTCTTATGAATGGTACAGGTGTAGGGTTCTCGGTAGAAGAAGAATATGTAGATAAGTTGCCGCCATTAGCAGAAACGTTTCATGAAACAGATACAACAATCGTAGTTGCAGATTCTAAACTTGGGTGGGCTAAAGCATATAAAGAAATGCTATCATTACTATGGCAAGGTCAAATACCAAGATGGGATTTGTCAAACGTAAGACCGGCAGGGACGCCTCTTAAAACATTCGGAGGTAGAGCCTCTGGTCCAGAACCACTTGAAGAACTATTCAAGTTCACGATAAATACTTTTCAGAATGCCGCTGGACGTAAACTTAAATCGGTAGAAGCACATGACATTGTATGTAAAATTGCTGAAATTGTTGTCGTTGGTGGTGTTCGTAGGTCTGCCCTTATCAGCCTGTCAAACTTACAAGATGAGTCAATGCGACATGCTAAGTCGGGACAGTGGTGGGAGAATAATCCTCAACGAGCCCTCGCCAATAATTCGGTTAACTATAAAGAAAAGCCAGACATTGGGACTTTCATGCGAGAGTGGTTATCCCTCTACGATTCTAAATCGGGGGAGCGTGGAATCTATAACAGTATGTCGGCCAGAAGACAAGTAGAGAGTCTAAACAATGAAGAAGAAATCAGAAGAGAACCAAGAGATGACTTTGGAACTAACCCCTGCAGTGAGATCATACTTAGAAGCAGAGAGTTTTGCAACCTTTCAGAAGTCGTTGTCAGAGGACGGGACACTGCCGAATCACTACGCAAGAAAGTTAGGATTGCGACTATCCTTGGCACATTTCAATCGACCCTCACAAGTTTCAAATACCTCTCAAGAGAGTGGAAAAAGAACTGCGATGAAGAACGACTCTTGGGAGTTTCTCTCACAGGAATAATGGACAATTCGATTACTAATGGTAAGAAAGGTAATCTTGAAAAGTTGTTAGAAGATCTGAAACATGAGGCGGTTGAAACAAACAAAGAGTTTGCAGAGAAACTTGATATTCCACAATCTGCCGCCATCACATGCGTTAAACCAAGCGGAACGGTCAGTCAGTTAGTAGATTCTGCTTCAGGTATTCACGCAAGACATAATCCATACTACATTAGAACTGTACGTGCAGACAACAAAGATCCTTTGTGTGCATTTATGAAAGATGCAGGGTTTCCAAACGAAGCAGATGTAATGAAACCACAACATACAACCGTGTTTTCATTTCCTATGCAAAGCCCAAAAAATGCAGTATTCAGACAAGATATGACTGCAAAAGAGCAACTTGAACTCTGGCAGAAATATCAGGCTCACTGGTGCGAACACAAACCATCAGTAACTATTTCAGTCAAAGAACATGAGTGGATGGAAGTAGGTAATTGGGTTTGGGAAAACTTTGACAGTATTAGTGGTATTTCATTTCTGCCTTTTAGTGAGCATACATACAGACAAGCACCATATCAAGATTGTTCAAAAGAAGAGTATGAGCAAGCATTAAAAGAAATGCCTAAAAACGTTGATTGGTCACAGTTGTCTAAATACGAGGAGCAAGACTTTACCGCTGGAGCACAGGAATTGGCTTGTGCCGCCGATGGTGGTTGTGAAGTGGTGGACATCTAATGCAAGTATTATCTGATGCTTTAACTGAGAAAGATGAATTGCATCAGACTATCAGGCATTATGAAGATTTACTTACAGAAGAACTTACAGTACCATCACATTTATATAATGCGATGAAAATAAAAGAATTGCGAGATAAATTACATCATTATAAGGCTGAATACGATGGATATGTCAATGGTTCCAGAACACTATGCGGATAATCTCTTAGCCGAGATCATGGACGAAGTTGAAGATGAAATGAAAAGGGTTTCTAACTTGCGAGAAAAAGTAAGAAGAAACCCTAAACCAGACCTTAATCATTTGGTCATGCCAGAACGACTTAAATGTTATTCTGACGGACTTAAACATTGTTATCATTTACTGAGAAAATACAGGGAGTTGGAGAAACCTCAAAATGAGTGAAATTGAAACGGATTTTGATTGTACACAGTGCGGTGAATCGTATATTATAACATGGACCAGTCATAGGAATCCATCGCACTGCCCTTTTTGTGGTTCATACGTAGAAACACCTGAAGAAGATGAAGATAATTGGGATTGATTATTCCTTAACCAGTCCAGCAATCACACTATACAATGGAAACGATAATTGGAATTATAATTCTGGGTCTTGTACTCATTTTTGTTTGGCACATAATGAACGACAACGATCAAAATGGGCCGAGATTCGGAGCGTAAAAACAGACATATATCCTGCTTGGGAAACCGATCTACAGAGATATCACGGTCTTGCAGATTGGGTTATCAACTGTTGCATTACTGCTATGAGCCCAGAAAGACCGAAAGCATATATAGAAGACTACGCATATGCCGCCACTGGTAGAGTATTTCACATAGCAGAGAATATGGCAATACTCAAAGACACACTCACAAAATGGGGAATCAAATACGAGATGATTGCACCCACCGTTATTAAAAAATACGCTACAACTAAAGGTAATGCAAACAAAGAAAAAATGTATGATGCATTCACTGATGAGACTAATAGAAAACTATTAGACGAGTTTAATATTAAACTAAATAATCCTATCACAGACATAGTTGATAGTTATTACATAGCAAAGTACGGATACGCCTATGGCAACAATACCTGAAGAATACGCAGATTTTGATTTTGGTTTTTCTGCGGTAGATGATGAAGAATACAAAGCAAAAACGACTGAGGTCGAAAAGAAAATTGTAGAAGTCGAAGCAAAATCAGAATCACTCTCCAATCTAGAAAAAAAGATAGATTCCGCTATCAACGAAATCAATTACAAAAAAGAGTATCTTGAAGAAAAGTATGTGGAAGACATGCTTAAAGTTGAGAAACTTATTTTACCTCTACTGTATAATTTGATGAAAAATCCAGATAAAGACTATATTTACTGGCCAAAACGTGACGAAATCATTACAAAACAAATCGAAAAAATAAAAGATATAACGAGAGATATAAAACCTGATTAAGGATTATCATGACTAAATTATGGTACAGTTGGGAAGAAATGAGAAGAGATGTAAATGTACTTGCAAGAGACATTGTTCTTGACAAATTCGACCCAAAAGTGATTGTTGGATTATCCAGAGGTGGTCTCACCCCTGGTGTTATGTTATCTCATTGGTTCAAGAAACCGTTTAAGCCTGTTAAATCGTCATTGAGAGATTTTCCTGAATGGGAAGATTACTTGCCGAAACCCACTGATGAAAGGGTTTTGATTGTTGATGATATATGTGACTCGGGAGAAACATTTCAAAAGATGCAGAGTTGGATCAAAGGTCCTCGCAAAAACTCACCATTGGATCTACCAGTGGATGTGAGATTTGCAAGTCTTTGGTGGAACAATGAATGTGACTTTGAGCCAACATATTATGTCAACGAGATTGCGAAGGATTCTACTGATACATGGATTCATTTTCCATGGGAACAATGGTGGAATGCTCCAGTCTAATAACAAGGAGAAAAAATGATAGATAAAATTCTCGGATGGATTAGATCCATTACAGAAATAGGTTTAGCACTTATAGCACTCGGAGTGGTGCTACAAATCCTATTCGGAGCCGCCGTACCATTTATTGGTCTTGATGTAGTGGGTTCTGTAGTAGGAATCGTGAAGCAACTCGGAAGCGAAGG